ATGCTCGCAACTTCAAGAGATAGAACCAAAGACTTATTTCTAGAAGACGTTGTCAACTTCTTAATTAACAGCGATATTTCGGTCAATACAAATGTTAAATACACAGGTCAAAGTGGCAATAACATCAACTTTGAGATTCTGATTGGTCGAACGAAAACAACCTCCGCTAAGGCATTAAAACTAGTGAATAATCCAACTGGAAATGCCTACAAAGAACCAATCTTTTCAATTACAGATGTACGTTCATTTAATGATGAAATTAAGTTCTACTTGCTCGCAAACGATCTGGAACGTAATATTTCGCCAAGCTTTCAGTCGGCAGCAGAGGGTTACAATATCACGCTGTTGCCATGGTCTCAAAAAGCCAGTTGGATTGGTCAGTTGAGGCTGGCTTGAAGTAGCATTGCCAAAACACTTTTCTAAGACCTAATAGCACTAACGGACACGAACTAGTTCGCAACAAGCGTTCTCAACCGCTGATATTAATATGCCAACTAGATATTGGGTCAATATATGGATATAGGCTTGATTTCGCGATGTCGTTTATCACCCGCTGAAATCACACCGTGTTTTTAGTCTATACACCAAAAGAAAGCCAGTACTGGCAATCCCGCGGACACAAAAAGAGCCTCAAAATTGGTACATAAATGTTTTGACCCTTTTGGCTATTCAGTCAAAATTCAGTCACGAACATTTACAACACAATTTTGAGGCTCTCATTTTTTCCTATCCAAACGACCTCAAACCCACGCTATTAAAGCCGTGCGTTCAATTCCTTGGTCATATCCTCATAACCCGGACGGCCGAGCAATGCGAACATGTTCTTCTTGTTGTGATTTGCTTGAGCACTGATTTCATAGGGTTTCAAATCGCCGGTGTAAAAGCAAAAATAGCTCTATATCAATTTCTTAGGTTTCATAATTTCGGATTCACTTCACCATAACTTCACCACGAATTACTTATATTTATATTATTGCATAAGTAAAAAAGCCCTCCACCCGCGTTAGCGAGCAGAGGGCTTTTTTTGTTACCTGATATACAGGCTTTCGCCCGGATAAATCACGCTATAGATTGATTTGCCGTTGTTAGCGGCTAACGTGTACATGCTGATGCCATACTTTCTGGAAATGCTCCAGAAGCTGTCACCAGATTGAACTGTGTTATACGTGTGTGAATAGGTTTGCGCATTTGAACTGCGCGAACCATAGCTCTCACCGCCGTTAACACCCAAGGCAACATAACGATACCTGCCTGAGTAGCTGAGATAACGTGCCCAAACATATGTGCCACGGATATACACGTGATCATAAATCACGCTTTCACCGGGTGCATAGCTACCAACGGATGCATATCCAGTTCCGGCACCCGTGCGAATGTTGACCGTCGTGGACGGCTTGAAAACACCCGCTTGCGCATAGTCGGTATCACTGGCTGCATTCGATTTCGCTGGTTGGCTTGGTGCCGGTGTTACAGGCACCGACGGAGTTGCTGGCTGCTTCGAGTATCCATTATCGGTCACACCAAGCAGATCAACGTTACCATCGAGGCCTTGCGACAGCCCAAATGCGCTCGTGTACTGCCAAATAGCTACCCCATCCATACTCGGGAAATAACCGTAGTCTGGTTTGGTAGTTGGTAGATAATCACGGTAAGCAGCAATCCAAAGGCTGTTAGGAAATTCTTTCAGAATACGCTGATAATCGACGTGTGCCAATGTATATGGCTTGTAACTGTAATACATGGGCGTGTAGCCTTCTGAACGAATGCGCCGCATGCCGGCCAAAATTGCATCCGTATTAGCTGCCATATTGCCAGAAGCACCATCTTCGTAGTCCAAAGCAACGATGCTTCCCTTCGGCGTCTGTGCTTTGATACGAGGCATATAACGGTCAAGTGCTTCTAATCCCAACTGGCTACTTGCACCAACACCATACCAGATGTAGCTATGCACACGTTTTCCTGCCGCCTTGGCACTAGCAATTTGGCTATCATACGTCCACTGATCGATGTACGTACCACCGTAAGTTCCGCCAATCTGAGATATTACGAACTTGTCTTGATCTGTTCCATATCGTCCACTTGCTCCCTGATACTTCGCCCAATCCGGGCCCTGATCTCCCTTGGCTGCATTGACCTGCGATGGCAGGGCAAAAGAAATAGCCGCCAAGAAGGCGACTACCAAAGTGATTAGTTTAGTTTTTAGTTTCATGGTTTCCTCCTTATTGCTGTGGAGCAACAGATGATGGTGACAGCTGAGCCTTAACTGCGTCTGCGGCCGCCTGAGCTGCGGCAGCCACTTTGTCTTGATTAGATGTTTCCTGATCGACCGTTTTTTGTGGATAGGTTTCTGCTAGGCTGTCTTTCAAATCCGCGTAGGATTGCTCAACTGCGTTGGCAATTGTCTGCTCGTCTGCGCTGGTGAAACCAAGCGACTTCAATCCGTCTTTCACAGCCTGAATGGCAGTCGATTTCTTAACCGCACCGTCAATCGCCTGTGTCACACCAAGCTGTTCTGCCGCAGTTACGGCTGCGTTTGCCAATGGGCCTAATACCTTTACCAAGGTGAGTGCCTGCTTGTTAGCCAGCAATTGTTTTGAGATCCAAGCCCCAATGATCGGGATTGCTGCTACTGCAAGTGATACTAAAAGTTCTGTCCAATTATTCATGATTGTTTTCCTTTCTGAGACGCTCATTCTCACGTCTCAAACGGTCATTGTCTGCGCGTAATCTGTCGTTCATGTCTTCAAGCTCATCATGTCTGTTCTTACGTTTGCCCTCACGGTAGGTCAGATAAGCAATAAGCGTTGGAACGATGGTTGCAATGTATGGAGTAGAATCGACAATGATTTTAGTTATCGCTGCTGTCACGGCTGTCACTCCTTCGCGCCAGAATCAGCACGAAGGCTGTTATGATTGCATTGCTGATCCAACTTGAGTAGATTCCAGTTGAAATCGAGGTCAGAAATTGCAACATTGTCAAGAACGACATTAAAAAGCTGGTAGTCGTAAGCAACAGACGATTGGTCACCGCTAACTGTGTTTCCCATAGCACCCAACCCCCAATCCCGAGTCCATCAATGACAAACAAAAACCCCACAATGTCATCGTTTAACCAGTCAGAGTAATGTGGGGGCCAGATGAAATAATGGTCATTAATGATCAGAAACAAGCCAATGGCAACCATGCCAATGGCGAGTGCTGTGTGTGTCGGGTGATCTCTGATTTTATTTAGCATTGTCATCACTTCCTTCCATAAAAATAGCCGCTAGCTTTTGCTGGCGACATAGTCACTGCCTGTAATTTGCTTGTATTGATCTGGGGTAATCATTACCGGTACATAAGGTGTTAAATCAATTCCCCAACTGTAAAGTAGTGCACACTGATCATAATTAGTCACTTGATTTCGCCGCCTTCAGCTGTGCTACTTCAAGAGTTAAATTTGCGAGTAGCATCTGTTCTCCGGTCGGTGTCACTTGATTAGCCGCTTTTTCTAGCGCCGCTTGCTTATCGGTATCTATTACAACAGTACCGTCATCAGCCAGCTTTGAGGCGCCAATGGCAATCTTTTTCAGTTCTTCCGGTGCAATCAGAATGGCTTTCTCATCATCGAATGGCGTTTGCCACTGACTGCCGTCCCAAAATTCCTGCTGGTAGCCAGTGATATAGCCATCTTCATCAGTGCTAAAAATTGCTTTTACTTTGTCAGCTTCCATAACAACCTCCTAAACTGCGTATACCTCAGTCATAACCGCTTGTGCAAGCGATCCGCCCTTGTTTTCATCAGCCCCAATAATGTGTGTATCGTCATACCATATAACTTTGAAGATGGTTCCAACATCCTTCATTGTGAAGGTCACTCTTAAATAGTTAGCACCAGTCGTGTTGTAGATCAATGCGGCCTTGGGAATCAGAGTGAACGCATAGTTGTTATACGTCGGTGCTCCGTTTTGATAATAGCTCCAAGCAATTAGCCATCCGGATAATGTTTTTGAAAGTGGCGTCGATATTGTCGCAGTATCAGCCTGAGCTGGATAGAAAGCGCCATGCCAAACAAGCAAGTTATTATTTGTTAATTGCAAGACTCTTAAAGCATCTAAGCTGCTGGTGATCCACTCCAACGGCTTGTTACTGGCAGTTTGATAGTTGCCGCTTAGCGTTAACATACCTAACGATAGTTGCGCGCTATCCATCAGCGTGCCTTTGTTATAAATTTGACTTAGCAAGCCAAATTGGCTGAGTTCGGTATGCGTCACCTGACTGTTGTCAGTATCCGAATACGTATCTGTGACGATCTTGCCATCGGCCATTGTGGTTGTCCCGTGGACGGTATAGTCGGCAACGCCATCGGGTTTGACACCTTTAAATGAAGAAATGAACTTAGACCCGGTAAATGTAACCCCGTTGAAGGTCATGCCGTTAAATGTTTCTGCCGAAAGAATCTTAGCGTCGATTTTATAAGGGTTCCATTTAGTCCCATCATAGGTATAATATCCCGTTACAACACCGCTGCTATCAGTCAGCCAATGCATATCCCCCTTTTTGGGACCTGATGGATACGCTGCACCAACAGTAATGACTGGCACATTATCACTGCCATCTTTGCCGTCACGACCATCAGTACCTTTGAACAATGCCCATGAGTATTTAGTTGGGTCGGTACTATCCGCTTGGTTCTGGTCAACATATTGGCCGAAATAAGACTTACCATTGCCATCTGTGGTTGAAAAGCCTTGTTTCCCATCAATGCTGTTAGCATAGGCTGTATGAAAGTAGCTAGTTTTGCCATCAGCTCCCTTAGGGCCCGGCACACCATCAGCACCATCAGCGCCCTTAATCAATGCCCACTTGCCGGCGTAATCAGCCGGATTGTCACTTGGCACGGATGACTTGTTGCTGTAGACCACTGCCATGTATTTCTTATTGGCTGGGAATGCCGACATGTTAGTGCCTTGATCATCATCGGCATACCGAATCCACGGATAGTATTGAACCGTTTTAGGCAAATTTTTGATCTGTTCAGCAAGTTGCCGATATTGAGCTGCTACCTGATCATGTTCAATAAGGTAGTCTCCCAATGTTGCTGTGTGTGTATCCATCGAATAGCTTGATTTGAGCTCGAGCAAGCGAGCCGACAGATACAAGTGTTCATCCTCGTCAGCTAAATGAATTGTGTCACCAATGTTGATGTTTTGTGGCAGCAAAGCAATGTCGGTCTCATAATTGACTGCTTCATGATTGTGAGTCTTAAGGTCAGAGAGCGCAGATTGAAGCAAGGTTGCTTGTGAAGTAGCCGTATAAGTGACAACACGATTGATATACGCTGCGTTGACACTCGGTGTACCACCCTTAGCTAAAAGTCTGCTCCATGTTTGGTTGGCTACCGGGTCAAGCAAAACACCTTCTTTCGTTAACACGTAACGACCATCGGGATCTTTCCACTGATAGCCCTCAAGCGTAATCGGCTGCTGATCAACGGTCTCGCCATCTTTGCTTTCAGGCGTACCACCTGTCGGTGTGACGGCCGTATAGAGATCATAAATACTGCCTGATGTCACAATCTTATTGATGTCTTTATCAACATACAGCGTGATGTTTCTATCAGCACCTATGCGCTTATGAATGTTGATTAAGCGGCGCACAACCGTTGTCCCTGACACATCGAAGCTAAAGTCTAGTTCAGCATTATCAAACTGAGTCGCAACAGATAGAATACGATTTAAAGTGGTGTCAGACTCGCCAGTCCATTCAAGCGTTCGCTTCAAATTAGGGATCTCGTTAAGACCGATTTCAAAACCTGAGTCATTCGTGAATAGGCTAATATAATCGGCGATGCCCATTGCTTGTGGAGCTTTGTAGGGGCCAACGGTCTCGTTAATCAAATCAATACCAGCATCTTCAGCCGTGAATGTTTCCTCGCCAGCAAGTGGATCATGACTTGATTCCATAATTGTCATAAAGACTGCCTTATTTCGCTCATCCATATACAAAATGTAATTGCCACGTGCTGCCATCGTTTGAACCTTAGAAGACAGTTCAGGGGTGAACAGAATGGTTCCTGAATAGGTGCGAGCACCTGCTGAGATAAGCTGATCATCAGTATCATCGACAATGTGGATTTTCCCACCACCGCCAGCAGTTGCAGTCCCTAGCAGATGCCATGATCTATCCACAAAATAAAAATCTTTCATAGCCATGCCTCCTGCCAAGATACTTCAGCCTTACACTGCTTTGCCCAATTTGAAGTAAGCAGGTGAATCGTGTTATCGCTTGGATGTATCTTGAATCCACCCCAATCATTGCCAATTGTCTGTAGTGTTCGATCTTCAAAGCCATTAACAAGGACACGCCGATTAGCAACATCGATTTTCACAACGTCACCGTCTTTAAATCGGTTAGGAATATCGTCCCAGTAATCAACGTTGATCCACTCAAAGTAGCTATCTTGCCAGTTAATTGACCAACCACGTTGATTGGAGAATCCGGGGAACCATGCTGTCCAACCATCAATCGGCATGGCAGGGAATCCCCCTATATCAACCGGCTCAATACCACCATCGCCTAAATCAAGACGATCTAAGCGAAAGGTTAGCTTGTTACCCATTTTGGTTATCACGGCATTGTAGTTGCCCCCACGATAGTAATTTCGTGGCAACAGATTAAAGAAAACCATTTTGGCATCCTTGCCATCAAAAAGGGTTCCCGAAAATACGAGCTGATCATTTGCTGGACTGTCATCAAACAAGGCAAGTGAGGCAACTATCTTGCCTTGGTACGTCAAGTTGAACTCAAACCGACCGACTTCAGGACCGCTCGTATCAACATTGACACGATTGACAAACTGAAAATTAGCCGTGTTGGAGCCATTCGAATTTTTCGGAATGGCGCCGCTCATTGAAGGCCCATTCCAGTAATTGGATTGCGTTCTTTGTGTGGACGGGTAAGCAATACCATCTTTATAGCCAAACGGGCCCGACTGTACGTTGGCATCATTGCCATGCTCATAGTAAGGAAAAGCCGTAACCCCATTATTGAGCGTGACCCCTGTCGGTGTCTGATTGAAATCGAGATGATAAACGCGTTCAGACTTTTGCTTCACAAAACCATCAGTCTCATCGGGAGATCCAAACTGTAGCACACTGCCCTGATCATTAATAGCAGTTAACACGCCGTCATCACCGTTGATAGTAGCCGTGATAACTGGTTCAGATGGATAAGTCCCAGCATTAGGCACCGTGATGGTGTCGGCATAGTATTCAGGATCAGCTGGGTTAGGCGACCATGGAGAAGCTGTGGTGCCTATTTCTAGCTTTGGCCGTGCGATGTAAATACTACCTTTGTTTCCTTTTGCAGCTCCAACATAAATACGTCTCATTGTTGTATACGTTAGCTTAGCAGTGAATGTTTGCCAGCTTGTTGTTAACGTAAAATCAGATACACTCGCCGAGCCAAAAAGTTCGCAATGTGCTTTGTCGCCAGCAGTATCTGCCTTTGCCAAAAAACTAAATGTATAGACTGTTGAGCTTGAATTATCAGTGAATGATTGAGCAGCTAGAACAGCGCTAGAAGCATTTGGAGCAAATGCCATTGTATCCACAAACCAACTTACAATACTAGTATATCCACTCCATCCCGTGAACGTACCACCAGAACCGGTGACGAGATTAACTGGCACGTCCTTGTAAGGCATGTTGTCAGCCGTCTGCGTGGCTACCGAGTGCGCAATGCCATCGGGAACCAGAAAATTAATAGTACCAGTGCCAAGAAAATAAGCCCGGTCCATATCAATCTTACCGTCAACTTTTGCATACCAAAATTCATCAGGGCGATCATCAATGATTAGCTTTTGAACATCCGTGCTATAAAGTAGTGGCGCTAACTGTCGTTCAAATTCACGACGAGATAGCGCCACAAAATCATAAGTCACTGGAATGATTCTCGATTTCAATCGACTTCTAATAAGCATTTCCCCGTCTCTGGCACCGACAGGCTGGGTTGTATTCTCAACTTCAGAAAAAATGCCGCGGGCTGCACTGAATTGAAGAGAGGAACTGCCAATCTTATGACCTCCAAATATTAAATTTGCCACTTAGAAAATCCCCCTTATTCTATTACTCATAATGGTTTCTCTGTTTTTCAATTTATTTATTGTTGGATACAGCCACCGTCCTACTTCACGCCCATTGTCGAGAACAACCTTGCCTTCAGGAACAGACGGGTTACTAATCTGATAAGTTGTTAATTCGATCAGTCTTGCTAGCAAATCCTCAACACGACTATTGCTACCACTAGAAATGCTGGTAACAAAGGTTTGCGGATTCAATTGGTTTATTCTATTAGCAGCGCCTCCGAAGTCTGTGGTGCCACCAGCAAAACGTGGAATCGAGTAGTTTCTTGCGGACTGCATGGCAGTTTCAATTTTTGTATGTCGAGGAAGTGGTAAGGTAACGTCTCGCCCATATGCCACAAATTTTGCTCCATTTGGTAGCGTGACGACCTCTTGATAACGAGTGCCAGATGCGTCGTTAATAGTTGCTAATCCACCGGTAAAGTTTTGAGTGCCTCGTGCAAACTTGCCACTGTTCAAAAGTCGTTGTACAGCGGGATCAACATCTGCACTAATCCTGAATGTTTTTGTGATGGTAGCATTGCCACCGAATGCAGCAACTGCATTGACGCCAATTCTAGACGCTTCTGATACTCCACTTGCATCCCCGTTAAATAATCTCATTAATGGATCTTTGCTATTGAACAGCAGAATGCTGCTTTGCCCTTTTGATGACTCGCTATTAACACTCGATGAATCGCCTTTAAATGGCTTCAGCAATGGGTTAGTTCCATTAAATAAAATGATACTGCTTTGACCAGACTGAGACGCACCATTAACAGACGATGAATTACCATTGAAAAGCTTTAGACCCGGCAATACCTCGTTATACTTAACAATGCTTGATTGCCCAGAAGAAGACTCTGTCTTAACGCCACTGGAATTCCCATTAAAAAGCTTTAAGCCAGGTAGAACTTCGTTGTATTTCTGAATGCCCCCTTTGGCTTCTTCTGTTTTTACAAGCACATCAGTATTATTTGCTTTTAGCCCTTTTTCGTTGGGGTTCTTAAACAAATTGTATTGATCAATTGCAACTCCAGCTTTTTCTAATTTAGTACGAGCATCGGAATCGTTCATCAACAGGCTTTTAGTAGAGTTTGGAAGGCTGTTCCAAAGACCGTATTTAACAACCATATCGGCTAAGTCGGATTTGCCTTTGGTCTGCATAATAGCAGTTTTTTCTTCTATTGATAGGCCATTCCACTCTCCGGTTTTAATCATGGCCTGGACTAAGCCTGCAGAAGCTTTATCTTTAACGATTGCTTCTAGCTGGCCAAGAGTTAATCGATTCCAGTCATTTGCTTTATCAATAGCGGCTACCAAAGAGCTGGTATCGCCCTTTGCGACAGCCTGGATTTCTTTTGGTGTAAGTGTATTCCACAAATTTAGCTGATCGATAATATCAGCGATGTCTTGCTTACCAAAAGAAACTAGGGTTGCATATTTCTGCGTATTTGGAAGCTTGTTCCAAACTCCCATGTCAAAAAGGATGTCTTCAAGATCTTTCTTGCCTTTAGCATTGACAATCGCTTCTTGAACTTTTAAGTCGAGCTTCTGCCACTCGCCGGTTTGCTGAAGTGAAGATACTAATGGCGCTGTTGCTTTATCTTTAACAATGGCTTCTTGCTGCTTCAAGGTGAGATTGTTCCAGTCTCCACTCTTGACTAAAGCATTTACTAAAGGCGTGTAATCGCCCTTCACAATTGCTTGCTGATCCTTAAGCGACAGACTATTCCAGGAAACAAACTTATCCATAATATCAGCAAGCTGTTCACGCCCCTGAGTACGGATAATTGCATTCTTTTCGGGAACGCTCAATTTCTGCCATTGTTTAGAAGAAGCAAGTGCTTCAACAATCATTTGCTTGGCATTAGAGGTAATCTTGGCATTCTTTAAATCGAATTTAAGTTGCTGCCAGCCTTTTTTAGTGCTGGCTGTATCCTGCAGTACTTCAGGAAGATTTGTCTTCACCTTTCCAGTCTTAGGGTCAAAAACAAGACTGTTCCAGTGATCACCGGCCTCTTGAGCGGCTTTACCAAATCCTTCGGTCGCGGCCGCAAAATCTCGATTGCTCTTAACCCCTTTTGCCATGGATTTCTCATAACTATTCATAGCAGATTCGGCTTGTGAGCTTGTCAGATGGAAGTCAGTTTGAAGTTCCGCTAGCATTTCCGAGCGCGATGTTCCTTGTGCTTTCATGGCTTGAATTGCGCCAGCATAGATGACTTTCATTTTGCTCTGGTGGTCTTTTTCTAAGCCTTCAAGTGCTGTGTTACGCATAGCAGCATCATTCTTGTACTCGGTGTTGATCTTGTCCTGTGCTGCCTTATAGGCGCTATTTTCCTTGTTAGAGGCGTTCCACATATCTTGATACTGCTCTAGGGCAGCACTCTTAGACATTCGTGTTCTCTCACCAAGGACAGCTTTAAGAACATTATTCTGTTGTGATCCAGAAATCTGTAGTGTCTTGACAGCCAGTGCGGCATTTTTACGACGGTAGTTATCCAACAGTTGATACTGGTCAGCCGTCATTTGTGCTCCGCTCTTGTTAAACGATGCAGTAATGGCTTGGGCCTTTTCGTTGTTGCTTTCCATCTCTTTGATTCGCTTAGCGTTAGCCGCTTTTTCCTTAGCGGCCTGCTTTTCAATATTTTCTTCGGCTTCACCGCCGAGGCTCTTAGCCAATTTATTCGCTGCTGTCTCAGACTGATCAGCGGCTTCTTTTGCAGCTTTTGTTAAATCGTCGAACCCTTTAGAGATCGTCTTAGCATTATGGGTGACTGTGTGGTTTGTATCATCAAAAGCACCAGAAATTGCCCCAGAGGCATCTTTCATTTTGGAAGCAGATCGGTCGGCATCGGCACCAATATCAGTACCCCATCGTGAAGTTCTGTCAGCAGACTCAAGAGCCTTTTTGCCCCACAATTCCCAGATGGCTACACCGGCACCGACGACTGCTGTCACACCTAAAACAACTGGGACGATTGGCCCCAATGCCGCTAGTAATCCTGTTCCGCTCGCTGCGGCTCCGCCCATGGCTGCTCCCATTCCAGAAGTGCCTTCTGCCGCCGCTGCTGCGGCTGGTGCAACCTTCAATGCTTCAAAGGCTGTCTTACTAAATCCAGACTTGAGCACATCCATTGCAGTCCCGCCAAGTTTTGCGGCTGCGGATGCTCGCCCAATGCCGCCAGTAACAGAAGCAAATACAGTGGCACCGCCTTTAAGGATGTTGAACATGCCACCAAGAGAAGAGCTGATAGGGCCAATGGCTGCTGCAAACAGTGCAAACTTGACGATTGACTGCTGTGTGCCCGAGTCTAACTTTCCAAACGCTTGTACCATCTGTGTTGCAGTTTTAATCATTGGCGTCAAAGCAGGTAGTAAGTTCTGGCCAATTTCGATGCCAAGGACTTGAATCGAGCTTTTGAGCTTGTTAAAATTCGCAGCAGCGGTATTACCCATGGCATCAGATACTTTTTTAGTTGCCCCAGCAGCACTAGCAGTTTTATTAGTCAAATCAACCAGTGCAGAGCTACCTTGGTTCATTAATGCAAGCATAGCACGTCCGCCACGCTCACCAAATGCAGCATTAACTGCGGCAACCTTTTGAGCGTCAGACATACCTTTGGTTTTTTGTGTGACCTGATCGATGACTTCCGGCAAGCCAATCGTGCCTTTTTTGAAGGCTGCCACATTTACGCCGAGAGCAGACATAGGCGAATCGGCCTTTTCGGATGCACCAGCAAGCTTTTGCAACATCGCATTGAATGCTGTGCCTGCCATTGATCCTTGCAGGCCTGCGTTCGATAGTAAGCCAATCGCTGCCACCGTTTCATTTAGCGAGATACCCGCCGCATTTGCTGATTGCCCAGTGTACTGCATCGCTTCGCCCATGTCACCAAAGCCAGACTTGGTGGCATTAGCTGCATAAGTCATGGCATCGGTTACTTTTGACACATTACCCGCCTTGACATTGAACTGTGTCATCGTGGAGGTGACGACATCCATTGTGGTGTTGAAATCATCGCCAGAAGCGCGTGATGCGTCCAAGATTGCAGGCATCATTTTCATCGACTGATTAGCATCATAACCAGCACGAACTAAATCGGCCAATCCTTGGTTAATCTGAGTAGTCGAAATACCATATTGAACTGACCACTTTTTGGAAGCATCAGCCATTTCGTTAAGTTGTGCTTTGAACTTTCCAGTAACGGCTGCACCATTTGTCAGCAGCGGGCCAATAGCATCAATCTGACTGTTGAAATCAATGGCTGACTTAGCTGCTGCTGCAAAACCAACAGCTAATGGCGCAGTGACAGCTGCCGTCATCTTAGAACCGAATCCGGTGAGCTTAGACCCAATGTTCCCTGTGGCTGTAGCAAACTTTGATGCACCGTTTGATACTTTAGTCCAGCCGTCACTTTGCAGCGCAATCTCTTTGCGTAAGGCCGCCATTCGATTTTCATTTTGAGCAGCAGCGGCAGCAGTCCGATTATACTGTGATGCAGCATTAGCTTGCAGCTTTGTAGCACGATTAATTTCTTCCTGCGATGCAGTCTCACTTTTATTAAGTTTTTCAACCGCTTTCGAATTTTCATCATACTGTTCTCGTTGTTTCTGAAGCTGAGCTTGGTAGTTCTTTGACTGGCGGCTCAATGTGTCATAGGTTGAACGCATGTTGTTGATAGACTTTTCAGAGCCCTTAAACGCAGCATCTTGAGCCCGCAACTCAGCGGCAGTTGCTTTAATTGAAGAATTCAAAACTCGCTGGCTTACTTGAAACGGATCAATGTTCAAGCTTACGGTGGCCGCAATTTGTCCGAGATTCCCTAACATGTTTTACCCCCTTTCATAGAACTAGAAAAGGAACGGAAAGGCCTTGTCGATCGTGGTCTCCCGTTCCTCGTAAATCTGGTTAAGTTTTTCAATATCGCGGAGCGTCATAGCATCAACGTCAGCTAATCGGTAGCCTTCAGAGAGCCTTGCTTTGTAGAAGTCGTCAAGGTTGCTAATGGCTTCTTTGACGTCCGCTTCGGTGATTTTTTTGCTGTGTCCTTCTTATCCTCTTCACCGTCGCTTAGAGAATCACCAATGGCATCATTGATTGAATCCAACGATTTCAAAGAAATAGACGAGCCATCAATAACATCATCGGTAGTAAACTGGTTTTTCCAGAAATCAACCGCAAATTTGGCTAAGTTTTTCTCGTTCTCGTCGTAATCATCGTTTGAAGGGCCATCTTTACGGTTTAGCATGCGCAGCTGTTGTTGCTGCACTTTTAAGGCGTTCGTAGTATCACGTAATGTTGGCTCTCCATTTCGTGTGAACACGCACGTTTCGCCTTTGATATTTAGTTTAATTTGATATGCCATGCTTAATCTCCTTAGGTATAAGCCGCCCGCTGTTCGCGTATTGTGCATTTACAAGGCGACGAGTTCATTGCTAAGCCACAGTTACAGTTGCGGTGGCAGTTTTACCACCATCGTTAGTTGTAACTGTTACAGTTGCAGATCCCACCTTCACGCCGGTCACAGTTCCATCACTGGAAACGGTGGCAACTGTGGGATCTGACGTTTTGAAAGTAACTTGTTTATTTGCGGCATCAGCCGGATTAATTTGCACTTTCAACGCTGTAGATGCGCCAACCGCAAGGTTAATCGAACTGTTCTCAAAGCTGACACCGACTACACTTTTGGGACAGTAGTTGAGACAATAGTCGCGTCTTTAGCTTCCTTAGGGAATACATAGCCGTGGAAGGTATCAAATTTGAATCCATCGTTGTCTTCACGACCAATCAACACAACATTGCCAGTGTCTTGGTCACCACGAGGAATAAATGAGCCTTCGATGCTGTCAGCGCTCGGATCTGGTGTGCCGTCAACAGTCTTGGTATCAACGTTCGGAAGTGAGAACATTCCCTTGAGCATACCAACCCAAACGTACTTGCCATTTGAAAGCTTCGTGCGGAACAAAGTCGCGACGTAATTAGGGTTAAGATTCTTTGGATATACTTCAACCCCATTAACAACCTTAATGCCAAATAAATCAGACTTCATAACGGAATCAACATCGTACATTTCGATTGTTTCGGTTGCTTCTGTGATGCCACCAGAAAGAATCAAGTACGGGCCGTCATCAGCGGACAACGTCTTTTGCTCTGTTTTAATATCCAATTTCACACTAGATAAGCCTTGAATCTTTCGTGTTTTTTGTACAAAGTCGTCATCACCGACAACCCCGTATTCAAAGGCCGAAGCCCCAAATTTTGCTAACTTCTTATTAGTTGTTGCACCAGTATCTGCCATATTTAAAATCCTCCTTTAGGAAAATAAAAAGGACTAGCCAATCGGCAGTCCTTGAAACTGAAAGTATCCTGTTGTCATGCGAAGGGATGGGGTATCACCATCAACGTAGGAGTTGCGATAATACCTTTCCCAGCCAGCCGCATGTAGTGCTTGATATATCTGTGTTTCTATTTTTTCTTGTTGATCCCAGTCCGTTTTATCCACCCAAAAATCTACTTGTACTTTCGGATACTCTAGAATCCTAGAATCGTCAGCATAGTCAGCAGCATCACCGGGAAAAGAAGTGATTCTCACCCATGGGGCTAGACTCTCGGGAGTTTCACTAGTCTGGTTATTGAAGTCTGGAGTGCCTATATTCACCTTGTCAGCAATATCCAATTTGGCTGACAGGATGTCATAAACACGTTTTTCAGGTGCCATTACATCCCGCCTTTCTTCAAGTGGCTTAGGAAGGCAGCGATAACAACTGGCCGCATGACTTCTTGGGTTTCTTCAATGAAATGCTGCGGGTCCTGCATTGAAGTTCCCGAGTTTGGAAAGTGAGCACGCCAGCCAGTATTTTTACCATATCCAACGTCTACTTCTGTTAAGCCGCTCGTTTCACGGACACTTGAAAGCTTGATGTCATCTCTCAGATGTCCGCTCATATCAGTCTCGCCGTCCCACTCAGGCGTATTGCTCTTTAGCTTGTCGGCAAACTTTTGTGCGCCATCTCGGACAGCCGCTCGAGTTTCTTTTGCAACCCCAAATTGGAGTTTGTTAAGATTAGCGAGCAGTTCAGCATCACCTGTGACTTTTACGCCCATCAGCTCACCGCCTTTGCCGTAATCGTTGTCAGATCGCGCCTCTCGTAATCAGGATCAAGACCCGTGATTTGATATTCCTTCCCACGCCACTGAATTCGCCAAGTTGGTTGGATTTCCTCTGCGGTCAAAAATCGCACTAAAAAAGTCGGGCTGTCTTTGCGAGTGCCCAACTTCGTCTGTGGACCATTTGCTTCTCTGATTGGTACCTTAGGAACTTCCGCCCAAACCGTCATATGCTTAACGAGCACACCACCAACCGGAACTCCGTTAACCTTTTTTGACTCATAGCTGACGAACGTAATTCTTTCAATCATTCGATTAGTGCGCATCAGGATCACCATCCTCTTCCGGCAATTCTGAGCGAAGCTGATTGATGATATTTGTGGTTGATGTTTGCAATGGGAAGCGCATGACTTCAGCACCCATACCTCGGTAGTCATAGTCTTCCTTCACTTGCTTCATGAGCGCTGTGAAGAAACGATCCCGAGTTTCTGGATTGCTTAGAAATTGTTCCGGATTTGATCCAAAGCTAATAGCCGAACTGATTTCACCACAAGCGTCATGCACCAGTTGCATAATCATTGGGTCTTCGATTGTCTGATCAACTTTCAAGTACATTTTCAGAACCTGAAACTGTTCATCAGTCAGTGGGCTTTTGCCAAGCGTAGTATCTTCCAATAGTAGTCACCTACCCGGCGTTAACAGTAACAGCAAGCGTTGAGCTGATGCCATTAGTGCTAAATGTGATTGTCGCTGTGCCCGCTGTCAGATTGGTAATAGCGTATACACCATCGGACTTCTTAACAACCGTAGTGACCTTTTCATTGCTCGACACAGCTTTAACTGCTTGAGGAGCGCCATCAGGAGTGACTGTCACCGTGATATCTTTTGTGGCACCGACACCACCCATGAACGTTTTCTGGCTCAAAGTCACTCCGTCAGGCGTTACACTTTTGGGGTGTATGTGAGGAAGTAGCCAGCCTTTTTGTCAGCAGCAGATACACCAAAGCGCATACCAGCTTGTAAGAATTGGCCGTGAATCTGGTCATCAGTCCAACGCACCATGAAGTCTGCGCGGTTAGCAAACAGAATGGCCCGCTTGATGTCGCCCAAAAAGGCATGTGCTTCGCCTGCTGCCCCCAACGTGTCGTCAGACACAACAGCAATCGGCATGCCAAGAACGCTCTTGCCAGACGGGGTCAAGATACTGTCTTGCAGCAAGTAGCGGCCATTGCCATCTTTAACTGTGTCCAAGAAATTGTAGAAACTCTGTGAAGCAATAATTACACGAGAATACGCAGGGTCTAAATCAACGTTATTAATATGCTTCAAATCATCAACGCTAGAGATCGTCTTGGCAGTGAAGCCTTTCAGCAGAGTTGCAACGGCACTGTTAGTCGTATTGACCTTAATTTGTTGTGCGTTCTGGGCAATCAGGCCAACCAAATCAATTGCGGAGTCGTCAATAGATTCCTGTGAAACTGGAAGAGCCTGACGATACGTTTCAACAGACCAGTCGATCGATTTGAAGTTCGGTTTTGCCATTGCTGGGTTCTTTTCCAACTCGGCAACAGTAGCCATCTTGGTTGTAGCATTTGCAACTGTTGGGTAAGTACCCTTTTGTGTGGAGGCTTGGAATACGTTCGTGAAAGGTTTCAGATCAACAACAGTCTGCAATTCACGTTGCGGGTTGTTGCTAATGGTTTCCGGAATGGTCGCGGCCGCATCTGCTGACTTAACACCTGCATTTACAGCATCACTGGCATCGGTAGGACTGCCACGAAAAATTGCAAATTCACCAGCTTCTGTCTTTTCAAAATTGACGCCATCAGTATTACGACCACGAGTATGCAAATAAGCATTCAGTGCATCGCGATAGCTATGCTCTTCCGGATGACTGGGCTTCTTCCCACTCGGCTGTTCATTGCCTTTCAACGCAGCCTCGTATAAGTCACGTTTTTCTTCAAGATCTTTGATATCTTTGCCAGCTTTATCATACTTGGCACGAACGCCTTCTGCCTTCTTCAGGTTTTCCTCGGAATCTTCACCTTCAAGTAAAGAACGAAGTTCTGTCTTCATAGCTGGCAACGCTGAACGCTTTTCATCAAGTTGCTTTTTAACAGCAGCTAATTTTTCATCTAAAGTCATCTAGTGACCCTCCTTATTTTTTGTATAAAAATAGGCACCGATTATTCGATGCCTTTGAGCAAGTTCTCTTTATTCAATTGATAAAGCATCTTACGCCGCTTAAGCTCCCATTCTGGCGGCTGATCTAGCGCTTTTATCTGTTCCAACGATCGTGCTCCGACCTTTACCTCAGTATCCGGATATGCTGGCGTGGTTACTGGAGAGACATCATATATATGATCAATTGATCTAATCAAGCGATTGTATGGAGCCTCAACATCCCCATCGCGAGTCCATTTTTGGGCATCTGTATCATCAGGAATCGTGAATGCAAAACTCGACTGACTGATGATTCCCTGACGAACGTTTTCCAACAAGTCACGGCCAAGCTGCGTGTCTGGAGGCGTCAGCGTGTATTTCAGCCCTGTGTCATCAACTGATAGCTGCAAATTGATACCAGTTCGTCCTAACACTTGGTTCTGATCATGGTTGAAAAGCGCAACCACATTACTCATGTCAGCATTATCTAAGGCATGAGGGTCAATTTGCTCTCTAAAAGAATAATCACCGAATCCCATTGGATCAGATTTCCGATTGAATTTTAATGCATACCCATCGATGACCGTAGGATGATCATCATCACCATCACGAATTTGCATTGGTGCCGCTGCCATTCTGATTTCCTTTGGCATTAGTATCACCTCCCTTCAATTCTGCTGCATGTTCAGCTTGATAAGCTTCCTTTTGATCAAGAAACACTGTGTTAAGTGTCGACTGAATACGATCCATGTTCGGGTCTTTTAACGGTTTCTTTCCAAGCTCCGCACGTCCCTCGTTTCCAGTCCACAGTCCGCCATTAACTGCTGTATTTACGTCAGCAATCGGCAATCCGTTTACTGATTTTGTGTCGAATCCTATGCAATATTGGTGCCGTTGCGCGTCATCAAGCAGCTTTAGTTCAAACTCACTTGTAATCGGCTCAAAGTAAAATGGAAGATCATTGCGAATATAGTCATCAGCCAACTGTTTAACAGACTGGTTAGGGCTATTTTGGGCTAATCGATACGCTGGCACCCGCAAAGCCTTCGCAATCTGCGCTGTTGAATAGTTATTGCTGTTAATCAGATTAAGAACGTTGGTATCAACTTCCAACGGCTGATAATCCATCGTTGCGTCAACTATAATTGGCGATCCAGCATCAGCACCTGCCTGTGCCCTTTCAAAATCTTCACGAATCTTGCGCCGCGCCTCTGCTGACAGGCTGCTTGCTTTTGCCTTGAGTATTGAGCCTTTCAAACCACTCTTGAAGAACTTCTGTAACGTTGAAACACCTGACTCCTGCAGTCCAATTTCATCACCAAGCGACAACAGCGGTGAGCGCCCCATGATTGTGTCGTATGAGAAAAACTTCCAGTGAATGACGTCCTCAAATCCACATATTTTTTGCATACTAGAGTTGTAAGGCGTGAAACGGTAGATGATGTTATCGGGGTCGCTTGTGTCCACCTGCGTCTGTGATGGGGCATAGAACTCAAACATAGCTGGTTCGTTGGTTATCGGATCGCGCACAATACGCGAATAAGCATTGCCAGTCAAAATTGCATTGACCATCATGGAAAATTTCCACTGATAAGCCGACAGCCGCTTATTTACCTTCGTATTCATCAAGTATTCAATATTGGCTAAGTCAATAACCTCATCGGTTGAGCTGTCCGTGATTACTAGCGGAAAACGACTAACATCACCCGAAACAATCGATACAGCCGTAAGCACGTCTGAATTCCGTAAGGCAGAAATGCCTAGGTATCCGCCTCGAAATGATGGAATTACTCCAGAATCAAGCAAATGATCTGCCCAGTGAGGGTCCACTTCGGTTGCCAATCCTCGAAATAGCTTCATTCATCTCACCTCCCTTCGTTATCAGGAAGCAACAGAATAAAGGCGAGAACAAACAACAAGCCGCCGCAAACCATGAATCCAGTAGGCCTATTGATCAAAAAAGCCCCATATCCAGCTAAAATGAAACCTAAAACAGTGGCAATTCCAGCCATATTTGCGCCAAGAATTCTGAAAAAGTTAGCTAGTTTTCCATTCACGTTCTCACCTCCTAAAAGCCAAAGTCGTCACTAAACACACGGTCGTCGTCCAAATAGTTGTCCAAATCTTCCTTGAAAGCGATGGCATAAGCATCAAGCGTGGCATCAATCATGTCTATTTTGTTAGCATACTTATTCTTATTAATACGGACGCCGTTGTTGTCAGACATTAGAACCGCGTTCATTGCGGCGGCCTGCATAATGCGATTATCTGAATGCTTTATGCGACCACTGATAACATCATCGCGGAACTGCTTAGTTGGCATTGACAGTGTCAGCGTTCCTTGTCGCACCTGTACCATCGGCCACTCAGGGTGATTTTTCTCAATTGCTGTTAGCATTGGCCCAAATTGATAAGGGTCGTACATGATGCCCTGAACATCTAAGTCATTACGTTCAATGAAGTCTTCGAGCCATTCATATACCCGATCGTTGTCAATGATACCTGACTCTAAGCTGCTGATCTCGCCTTCGCCGTGTTGTTCAGCAGCCAAGTAGTCAATCCGATCCGTCTTGATTTTGTTATCGATGCCACCTTTTGAAGCAACAAATGCATAACCATCAAGCCACCACCAGCCCTCTTGGGGAATTAGCCAAGAAATAGCGAATAGATCGCTTGTACGACCGACATCAATGCCAATCCATGCTCTTTGCCCACGAATATCAGGTTTGTCGGTCAGCTCTGCCGCTTTCCAAGCGTCGAAATCTAGATAACTGTCTTCTGTAGCCTGTCGCCAAATATTGAAGTTTTTGACCAATTTAGCGTTTATACTGCCGTCAGCACGAGCTTGAGCTAACTTAGTCGTCAGATAATCACTGATTTGTCCGTGTAAGGTATCAACGTCAAGTAGCGGATTCGATTTGATCCAAGAATTGGGGTCATCAACCTCTTGTACGTTGTCTTGTTCAGCAATAAATGCAAAATAGCGTTCTGCTTTTTCTTCACCGGACAACACCTTTTTGGCATATGGATAATTTTGTTGAAACATCGGCACGTTCATGTCGAATCCAGCCGTTGAAATGATGAACGTCAGATAACTAGGCAGTAACACCTGCCCTGAGGCAAGGGTTTCAATCATATCTGTTGTTTTAGCGTTGGCATATTCGTCAACCACCGCAACATGGGGTTCATAGCCATCGACAAGTCCTGTATCACGAGAGAATGAACGAATTGTTGACCCGTCGTCTAAATTGACAAGTTCATCTCGCGTAATCTTAACCATTCGTTTGATACCAGGGTCTTTCCGCATCAGCGCACGTAGTCGGTCTTTGACCATTCCGAATACAATGCCGGCCTGCTTGCGATCATTAGCAGCGGTATATAATTGCCGTTTGTTGGCTGGATTCTTTCCGAACAGAAACTCATAAAGAATGACACCAGAAATCAAAAGCGACTTACCGTTTTTTCGTGCCATCGAAATGAACACATCGGTAAATCGCCTTATATTTGAATCATCTTTATCAACCCAGCCATATATACTGCCAATAATGAATTTCTGAAACGGTGCTAATGGTTGTGGTTTCCCACTTTTTGGTTCTGGCAGAATTTCCATAAATTTAACTGCCTTTCCCGCTAGATTTGGATCATAACGCCATCGCCAATCTGTTCGTTTCAAGTCTTCTTGATGCCGTTTCACCGCGAGATTAACTGCCTTAGAGGTAATAAGACGACCGTCCAGCACACGCTTTATGAAATTAGGCATTGGATCCTTAAATTTTGACAACCAACATCACCTCCATCGCAGTCAGCCAAAAGTATCAATGATTGAATCATTTTTCTGTGCTTCGGTCTTAGGCATGCTCATCTGCATCCGGCTATTGACATTAAGACCAAGATCACTGGCTAGACTTTTAATATTTGCCGTTGCTTTATTCAATATGCCAACGTATGCATAATACTCATCTTGATCTCCATTCTTTAAAGCCAGCTTCATGTTGACCGAAGTGTTTTTATAAACGGAATACCATGTGCAATAATTTTCCAACTCGGCGCGATCGAGATTTCTAAGTGGTAAGGTCCCCAAAGATTCGATGATTCGCTTGTATTCTTGTTTTGCAACTGGGTCAAGATGATTAGGCGGTGTTACCTGAAGTTTTGGAATGCCATCTTTGGCCATCAATTCCGCATGTAGTTTGGCTTCCTGCCGTTCTTTGGTCAAATCACCCTTCGACATTTGCAACACTTTGTATTTTCCAGCCATTCCCCACTTCACCTCCTAATATCTATATAAAATGGGTCTTATTGACCTCCTACCCCCTAAAAATCGTTACAATTTGGGGTGCAAAAAAGAGGCCGACCGTTCTTCCGTTCTAAGAAATGTAACCCCCGATAAAAATGGAAGGGGGTCTAGCCGCTTTTAGCCCGTTAAGTTGCCCGATAAATTATCGAAAATTTGTTTTTTAATTTTTTATTTCTTTGAATTTTTTAAATTTGTTTTGTGATTTCAATTCATCAAGTTTGTTCATCGCTTTGATGAGTTGACTCACATCTCGACCTTGCTTAGACAGTCTCTGCATGCATGTGTCTCGGTCAGTGTCGATGAGTATGTGTTCGACATCTCGACTAGCAAGCAACGTGTCTAGCTTCTCATCTGGATATGTCATGACTAACCATACATGGTCGAAGGTCTGCTCTGCTTTAAGCTTCCGCAGTATCAGTTCATAGATTAGCTGCACATAATCATTGGCGTCTATATTGCCCTGATGTAATGGCCGGCCTGTTAAGGCCGTCATGAGATGGTCGTAATCATAGACGAGGTCATGCTGTCCTTGATGTCGCTTGACGTACGTTGACTTGCCACTTGCTGGATAGCCAACGATTACTGTAATCTTCATGGCTCGATGCTGTCCCTTCTTACGCTTGGTTGTCTCACGTCTCGTCTTCCAATAGTGGCAGTCCCTGCATAAAGCCTGCAGATTATCCGCGTTCGTGCGTTCTTCCCAGTCATCTTCGCTTGGAACAATATGATCAACTAATGAGGCTTGCATACCACAGCGTTGGCATAAACTGTTGTCTCTAATCAATATCTGCTCACGCAGCTGCTTCCATTCATTACTATGATAGAACTTAAGGTAGTCCGACTGCTGCTCATTCCGCACACGGTTGTACTGCCTATCCGCCTCCGATCTAACACGAGCATTGGCATCAACCAATTGTGGTCTGCCATTTATAAAGGCAAGCTTCTTACTTGGCATGGATATCATTCTTAAAGAGATCAGGTCCCATCGCAGACCCCTGAGCGATTCCTTCGCGGTGATCCCCCTTTAAATATTCGATTTTATAAGCACGGATAACATGATCTGTTGCCGCTGGATCTTTTGTATGCCAGTCAAGTGAAACGCTGACGAGCCCTGTATCTGATCTATCAATCCGTTTGCCATCAATCCAAACACATGGCACGTCATTAATGTCATCGAACTCGATGCGAACATGCGGAGTGCTTGTGTGCTGCGATGACTGCCCTTGCTTTTGATGATAGTCGTTCAATGCTTTGTCTAGCTCTGCAATAAATGATTCGCTGAATTTGAGATCATCAGACAGCGTGACGCCTTTGATCTTGTACGATATGTCCTCACTGATCTCTTTGAGTTTTGACTTAAGCGGATCCGTGTTTGCATCAAGCGTAATGGGTGTCTTCTGGTTGTATTGGTTAGCTGGCATGAATTGTTTGTTGAACTTTTCTTGACTCATTGTATGCACCACATATCCACACAGGTCACTGTAGTCAGCCACAAGCATATCGCCTTGCTTCACAAAACGCTGATTTTCTCTTTCTCCGAACGTAGTAACGACATGATCGCCATCATAGCGAACGTTAACTCTAATTGGAATACCATTCTCTTTGACCTTATTGCTAACGAACTTTCCAACGTCTTCGCAATCTTCTGGAATCTTGATTGCAATGTATTCCTTTGGCCGTTTCACTACTTTAAGCATGCATAATTCCTCCTAAGATAATATGATTGTCGAATAGGAACCGTTACCGTCAATATTTAGACTAGTAACATCCCATCCTGATTTATTTAGCAAACTGATTACTTCATTAACGACTGCTGGATTGTACTTGGCAACGCCAATTGAGATTGGGGATGTAGTATTAATTCCTTGATTAATGGCTTCGTTAACTTCGGCAATCAGGTTGTCTTTGTATTTCTTAGTTGCAGTGGCACGAGTTGGTAGGGATCCTTCCATTTTTGGTAGCACTGGTGCTGGTGGAGGCAACTGACGGTGAGACAATTGCCTACTTTGGCCTTTAGCATTATCGAATATCATGTCTATTCCTCCGTGTATTGTTTGATCTTGTCAACCTGCAAGTTGCACCACGTTTCGTGGGTACCGTCTGCTTTATATACCGTTACGACTGGGAACGATTGATAGCCTAGCTTGCGGAACCGCTCATAGTCGTCCGCGTCTGCTGTGATGGTTGACACCGGCATGACCTGCTTTAGCTTCATCGCTGTGTGGCGACACTTTTGACAGCCAGGCCTTGTGTAGATAATTGCTCGCATGTGTTTCTCTTCTCTCGATAGTTTCTCAATGATCCGGTGTTCAACATCGTATAGGTTTCCGTAGTCAGTGTTCCATACTCTAGTCATTGGGGACACCTAGCAGTTCAAAACGATAGCCATGGGCTGTATTTTGCTTTCCACGAATTACTGCTGATATTTGTCTAAAGTCAATTCCTAGCTTTTTACCAGCCTTATGCAAGCTCGGCATCAGCAAAGAAACCCCAGTAGTCATGTTGGTAGCAATAATCTGTTTTGGATCATTACAATAATTAGTCTTGTGCTTAGGCCCGGAAGACTTAGCTATTCTATATTTTCGTGTTCCATAGTTAAGATTGTATTCACTTGTGCACCATTCAAGATTTGAGACTGCATTATTTGCTTTATTTTCGTCCTTGTGGTTAACCTCTGGTAAACTATCCGGATTATTCAAGAATGCTATAGCTACAAGACGGTGAATCAACCGATATTTAGCGTTCCCATCTCGGCATAGAGCAATCATGTGATATCCACGGTTGTTGTGCTTGTCCGCGAGCACTCTTCCATTCCTGAATTGACCATTCTTGTCTTTACGATCAAGGCTTCTTACTCTTCCCATGTTGCTAACTTGGTAGAGACCTTCAAATCCTTCAATATCTTTCCAAACTTCAGTTGAGCTCATAAGTACACCTCAATCTCGTGTCGTCATAAACGAACGCATACAGCAGATGTTTGCCCGTGGTGAAGCCATTCTTAATCTCATAGGGATCATTTGGCTTTGCTGTTCCAAGCTGGCGCCACATAATGCCACGATCATCTTTAAACCGCTCGCTATGATAGTGACCTGAGTGAAGTTCGTATGTTTTTGCCATATTGAATATCTTTTTGTACTCAAATGGAAAAAGCCCTGTCAGCTTGTCCTTGGCTACATCTCCGTGTGCGAGCATAATGCCAACATGCCCTAGCAAGTATGCACAGCGCCAGTCGGTTGCCAAATTGCTGTCATTGAGATCAACGTGTACTTGTGGATAGCGATCTATCAGCGCATAAAGAAAAGCGTATTCGAGATCACCTGAATGGTTACCGAACACGCTCTTGATTGAGACGCGATTGCTATATTCAATTGCCAGCGGAATAATCTGATCAAACAACTTCACAGCATCATGGAATGCCTGACGCATGTTTGCGTGATCTAGTTGCGTTCCTCTAACCGTTTGTGTTGCATGAATCTGATCACTATGGAATAGATCTCCCAATTGCTCGATCACAATCTCGTTGTAGCCGTCCATGATGATCTCTCTAAGTTGGCTCACCATGTCTTTTAGATCGGCGAATGTTGTCCAGCCAAAATGCAGGTCAGGCAATGGGATGACTAGGTTACGATCGCCCGATTTCTTCATGCCGTAATTGACCGGAATGATTTTGTCGTTGAACGCTTCAGCCATTTCGCTTATCGATAAGCCTTGTTTCGGCTTTACGCGAATATGAATGCTGTACTGCGGAACTGTGCCGTCTTCGGTACTATGCTGCTCATACACTTTGTAGTCGCCTAAGACCATCTCGAACTTATCAGGATCGTATCCACACAACTCCATCAAAGTTCGTGGGTCTTTATTTGGCTCATGCTTGAGTCTCATTAAGGCCGTGACTGTTTGACTACCATCAGCATTAAGAGCGACTTTTCTGTCAGCGGACGGTGTCTCCCTATTTGTGCCGTCTGAATCGTATTCATTCTTCAATGGCTTTTGGAACTCGATGCCAAGCCGTCTTGCTTTTCCCTGCAACGCATCATAGCTAATCCCGAGTTTGTCGGCTGTCTCGCGTCTGGTAAAGCCTTCAGAGGCGAGCTTCCTAATACCGCTGATTTGTTCATCTGTCCATTGCATCTACTCGCCTCCTGAAATATAATGACCGTGAGCAGTTTAGAGATTCTGCTCAGCTTCCTCATAAAGAACTTCCCGAGTTCTTAAGCCCTCGGACTCGACCCCGAGAGCTTTTTTATGTGCCTATTATAAGCATTGTGTTACAATGACTTAGTGAGTTCATTCTCACGCTCAAAAGTGATTGGCCTTCGTTTTCCCAGAGCGAGGGCTTTTTTGTTGCGACGGATTTACAATTCAAGTGCAACAAATTAGTCAAATAGAAAAGACTCATAGCCTGAGTCCTTGTAAAATGGAATCACCACAAGACCAACTACAAGGAGAACTCGACTATGAGTCCGTACACCCATCTTACCTTAAAAGACCGTGAATCGATACTGCTTGGTATCTCTACAGGCAAAACTCTTGATACCATCGCCAAAGAGATAGGTCGTTCCAAGAGTACAGTCAGCCGTGAAATTGCACGTAACGGCGGCTGGCGGAGCTATTCGGCAGCCACCTCTCAGGACCGCTACCGGCGGGTTCGCTTGGCTAGCAGGCGTCCTCGGATCCTCGATCGACCGGGGACTCGTGACGCTGTCATTCGATATATCACGGTGCTACATTGGTCGCCTGAGCAGATTGCCGGTCGCTTGTCACTAGAAGGCAGTCCTATTCGCATCAGCTATTCGACTATCTACAGAGGTATCTACCTAGATAATCTCGGCGTTCCATTGAAGAGCCATGGTGCTCGCGGGCTACCAAGGCTGCTTCGACACCGAGGCAAGACGCGCAAAATCAAAGGCACCATAAATGAACGCCGGGGGCGCTTCAATGACGTGCCATCAATTCACGACCGACCCCGGTCGGCAGAAAATCGCAGCTGGTTTGGTCACTGGGAAGGCGATACAGTACGCGGTAAAACAGGACACTCTGCATTAGTAACATTAGTTGACCGTAAATCACGCTATCTGCTTTCGAAGCGAACGGCCAACGCAAAAGCTGACACTGTTAGAGACGTCATGATTGAGCTGCTTGGTGCCTTACCAGCTAACCGAGTAAGAACAGTGACTCCTGACCGTGGAAGGGAGTTTGCCCGGTACAGGGAGCTGGCAGAGCGTCTGAATACAAAGGTCTTCTTTCCTGACCCACACGCGCCTCAACAACGAGGAACTAACGAAAACACCAACGGACTGATTAGAGAATACTTTCCCAAGAACACAGACCTAGACCTTCAGAGCGACCAGGAAATTGAGACTTACATTGAACAACTGAATAATCGACCACGCAAGGTCTTAGGCTGGAAGACGCCATCAGAAGTCTTCATGGGTAAAAAGTTGCACTTGAGTTGA